CGATGCAAGGGTGTACGGCGATGCAATGGTGTCCGGCGATGCAAGGGTGTACGGCGATGCAGATTACACAACTATTCATGGATTTGGTACTCAATTCCGTACCACTACGTTTTTTAGATGCAAAGATAAAAAGGTCAGAGTTGCATGCGGATGCTTCTTTGGGACTATTCCAGAATTCCGTGAACAGGTTAAAAATACCAGAAAAGGGAAAATTGCAGAAGAATATCTAATGATTGCTGACCTTATGGAAAAACATTTTGAAAAATAAAGTGCTCCGAAGGAGAGCTGAACCCTCTCGCCTCGGAGCTGTAAACCACTAAACTAACCTTAGCGGATTACAGGATAATCATATCATTTCTTCCTGTATTTCGCAAGAGAACAGGAGGATTTTTTATGAAGAAAACCGAGGATAAAAAAGTGACAAATTTTGAAGAGTTCGAAACTTTCTATGCAGTCGAAGTTGTAAGAGAGGCAAAAAAGCAGACTCACAAATGGTTCTGCGCATGGATTGTAACCATGATTGCATTAATTTTTTCAAACACTGCATGGATGTTTATCAAGTAAGAAAGGAGGAAAGACTGTGGCAATCAGATATACCACAGAGCAAAAGAAATACATCCTTTTAAAAGGCAATATTGCAAAAAGGATGGAGGCCGAGCGAGTAAGTGATGCACAGATGGCAGCAATTACCGGAATGGCAGAAAACACTTTCCGTAAAAAGCGAAATAAGCCAGAAACATTCACGTATCCGGAACTGCGGCATATTTTTATTCGATTGAACTTCCCTAACGAGGAAATATTGGAGGCTTTGACATGAAAGATTGGATAGACTCCATTCTGATTGGAGGGATAGCAACGTATCTTCCGTTCTGGACCTGGGACAACAGCCGTGACCAGATCATGGGAGCGTTGGGACTGATCGGAGCTGTGTACATAGCAAGGACGTGGAAAGAATGGACATGCTAGACATGCCAACTAAAAAAGGATCCTCAGAGCTGCAACTCAAATAAGGATCCAAGACAATATATCTCTTCTTCATTGTAGAAGGAAAGAAACCAAAAGTCAATACAAGGAGGAAATTATGAACGAAGAGAAAATCAGAGAAATATTTGATTTGTGTCTGAGAGTTTCAAGTGAAACAACGGCGCATGTGAATTTTGACTATACGGCGTGTGACGACATATCCAGAGTTTATATTTATGTATTTAATGATGCAGGGGAGATCGTAAAGCATTTTTCAGTGTGCCAGTTTTACGAGTTTCCGTCCGAAGCTGGAAGTTTTGAGGGTGCGAAGAAATACCTTTTGGAACTGCTTATCAACGGGAGGTGTCCGCTATGAACTTCACTGGCAACGGAGATATAAAGGATGAATACCTGGAAATCATTACGCATAGACATTCCGGGCCAATAAAAAGACAAGCAAACAACTATAGATTAGTAGAAAGAGAGGGAAATAAGAATGAATCTGTACGAAATCGAAAATGAAATCCTTAATTGCGTAGATATGGAAACAGGGGAAATCATAGATATCAAAAAGCTTGAATCTCTACAGATGGAAAGAGACCAGAAAATCGAGAACATCGGTTGCTGGATCAAAAATCTTTTGTCAGATGCAGAAGCACTGAAATCTGAAAAAGAAAATCTTGCCAAGAGGCAGAAAGTCGCAGAAAGCAAAGCGGCATCACTGAAAGAGTATCTTTCCCGATATCTGGATGGTGAAAAGTTTAAGTCTGCAAGAGTAGCAATTTCTTTTAGAAGTGGTAGCTCCGTGGATATTGCGGAGGGTGCATCTGTCCCAGAAGAATATCTTAAGTATTCAGAGCCTAAGCCGGACAAGGCCGGTCTGAAGGCAGCACTGAAAGCCGGAGAAAAGTTTCCGGGAATTACTCTGATAACTTCGCAGAATATCCAGATCAAGTAGGAGAGGCTTATGGAAAATCTTGAGTTATATAACAAGGTTCGGGAAGTTCCTAAAGATGCCCAAAGAGCTATTACGGCAGGACGGTTGAAAGGTTTTACAGACATCAACCCGATGTGGCGCATCAAGTGCTTGACGGAGCAGTTCGGCCCCTGCGGTCTTGGCTGGTATTACAAAACAGTTGAGAAATGGATGGAGACTGTTGGTGATGAGATATGTGTTTTCGTGGCGATTGAACTGTACGTCAAATACGAGGGCGAGTGGTCACAGGCAATTCCCGGAACCGGCGGCAGTAAGTTGGCGACAAAAGAACGGAACGGAGTCTATGTATCTGATGAGTGTTACAAAATGGCAACCACGGATGCATTGTCAGTGGCATGCAAGAATCTTGGTATTGGGGCAGATGTTTACTGGAAAGAAAGCCATACCAAGTATGATCGGGCAGATGACAGTTCTTCCGAAGTGTCAAGTACTGATATATCTGGACTCAGATCATACTTGAATAAGAACGCTCTGAATGAGAAGAAGATTCTTGAAGCATATAAGCTGACATCTATTAGCCAGTTGACTATTGGAAATATCAAAGCGATAACAGATCCTAAAAATTTGAACTACTTCAAACAAAATTGTGGTGCGTAAATGGAATTTACAGGAAAAATCAAATCACTGGCGAAAGATCTCGTGACCGGAAAGTGGAGCTTACAGGTGGAACTGAATGAAAATGCTCAGGAAGTAATGGAACTCATCAAGCATGAGAAACTGGATATACGCCTTAAGCAGCACAGGGATAAGCGTTCCTTAGATGCAAATGCGTATTACTGGGTATTGCTTACCAAACTTGCTAAAGTCCACGGCTGGACGAATAACGAGGCTCATAACTACATGTTACGTCGTTACGGCCAGATAGAACACGTGGACGGAAATCTGGTTGCGGTTTATCTTCCTGATACAGAAGAAACGGAAAGGGATGTTTTGGACAAGGTGGAATATCATCTTAATCCGCTTCCAAAGACAGTGGTCACAAAGCATGGGGAAATTAAAAGAGTGTATGTCCTTCTTAGAGGATCCAGTACATATGACACAGAGGAGATGGCACGCTTGATTAGTGGATTGATTCAAGATTGCAGGGATTCTGGAATACCAGACGGCGAGATTATGACGCCATTTGAGAAACGAAAGCTTTTTGAGCAGTATGGGATAGGTGGTGTAAATGAACAAAAGAACAAAAGCGTTACAGTTTGATGCAAAAACGCGCAAAAGAATTCTCGATAGAGATCACGGATGCATATTTTGCCAGATTGGTTTTTATATGCATTCTTCATCCGATTTCCAATATAAGCAGCTTGATATTATGCATATTGTCAACCGATCACAGGGTGGACTTGGAATCGAACAGAATGGAGTTACCGGATGTAGATACCACCATCAGCTCCTAGATAATGGAGTAAAAGGTTTACGACCAGATATGCTGGCATATATCGAAAAATACATGAGTTGTATCTATCCCGGATGGAATCCAAAAGAGCTTATATATAAAAAATACGGGTGCAACTAAAATTCATATAGATATATCACACGATTTTCCCTCAGTGAGTGGCCTGTTATAACTTCCTGAGGGGGAAAGGAGACGCATGAATAGTAGAAGTAAAGGGGCTGTCGGAGAAAGAGAAGTA